CTCACGAAGGGCTGCGATGTCTCGAATGCGGTCACGGATCGACCGGCCGGTGGCATCGACGGTCGAGGCCAGTTGCGAAGACGCTCCGATATTAGCGGCCAGTTCGCGCTCGCGGTTGAGGCTGGCTTCGGCCTCACGAAGGGCTGCGATGTCTCGAATGCGGTCACGGATCGACCGGCCGGTGGCGTCGATGTTAGTTGCAGCACCTTGGCTCGACAGCAGCGCCGATTCGCTTTGGTTGATTTGAAGAAAGCGACTGGCCGCAGCGGCGCGCCTCTGTGCATCAGCGACACGCTCAGCCTCGGCATCGGCCGCCCGCCTGGACAGCGCAATCTCTCGCTCCAGCTCGTCGTTGACGCTTCGGAGCGCGGCCACCTGGCGGTTGTAAGCCGTCTCTGCCGCCGAGGCGTCACCGCTGCGGGTGAGGCGAATCTGCTCGAGCGTTGAAAGTAGCCTCTGGGCCTCTTCCGCGGCCTGCCGCTGGCGGCCTGCGATCTGCGAGACTGCCTCCGAGGACACGCCAGACGAACCCAACGCCTGCTGCTGGAGTTGCGATGCGCGGGCCGTCTGCTCGACGAAACCCCGCTGCTGGAACCGGAGTTCCTGCCCCGTCGCGATGCCGCCGACAGACTGGCTGGCTTCGCGGAGCCTTGAAACAGCCGCAGTCGTCGAATTCACGCGACGCTCAACAGCCGCAAAACTTGACTCGCTGACCGCAAGACCCCGCGTCAGCGCGGCGTTGAGAAGTTCCGCCTGCCGTTGGGCAGCGATAAGCGCTGGCTGAAACTCATTGCGAACCTCGTTCGACAGCGACTCGGTAGCCTTGGCGGCCGATTGCAGCGGCTTGTAGACCAGCTCCGCCGCAGAGGCGATTCGCCGCATCTGGTCGGCGGCTTCCCCGATGTTCTTGAACTGCGAGGCGTCGAAGCCCTTGAACGACAGTCGCAGCGAACTCGCCGCCTTGAGCGCCCGCTCGAGCTTCTGGGCCTCTGTATAGATGCCGCGGAGCGATGCGGTCGCATTCGACTGGGCGCGACTCAGCGACGACTGCATGGACGCTGCAAACGACCGCACCTCCTTCGCGGAGGCGTTCAACTTATTGTTGAAGTCGCTGGTGTTCGCCGTAACCAGCGCCGAGATTTTGCCGAGATACGCTTTTGCCATCGGGTCATCCCTGACGCGGCTGGTTCAGTTTCATCAACTCGTTGATAATCTGCGCCTGCGACTGTTCTTGCTTGACGGCCGTCGGAATGAAGACCGCCTCGTCAGGTATGTCGCCCTTCTTGTAGTTCCCGCTGGCCGCCATGATGATGCGGCAGATTCTCGCGGTCTGCGCCCAAGAGTCGGGGAGCGGATGCCTCTGGTCGTAGGCATACCACTCCGCGATCTCCTCCGAATCAACCTCCCGCAACAACCGCTTGACCGACATCCCCAGCGAAAGCGCCAACTTGAGGTAGAACTTCCGCTCGGGCCTGTCGGCTAGTCTTTTCCCAGCGCCTCCACGGCCTCGTTCGTGAAGGCGTTCACCTTCCAGGCCGCGTCGAAGACGCGATTGATCACGACGCTCGACTTCTTGCCGAGGTCGGCCGAATCCTCATCCTTGAAAATCCGCTCGCCGGCCTCGTCGCACAGGGCGAGGAGGAGGAACCGGACGCGGAACGCCTTCATCTTCTGCTCGGCGTAGGACTCCTCGAAGGAGTCGCGGTCGGTGCCGCTGATCACCTTGATGTAGTAGGTGCCGCCCCACTCGGGGATTTCAACGGCTTCTACCTTGATGTCGTTCGCCGCCAGAATCCGCTTCCGAAGATCAGTCGCCATACCAAGCCTGCTCCTAGTAATAATCCGTCATCACAAACTTCATCGTCCCTCGAACCAATTCGCCAACCCTGGCGTCAACCTGCACCGACTCAAGAACCACATTCCGTCCGATTGAAAACGCGCTGGACGAGAAACTGAGTTGCCCCCTCGCGCCGGTGCTCGGGATGGAACCATCCGCAAGGAAGTCCACCGTGATGGAGCCCGGTGAGTAGTCGCCCGTCGGCACCATCACCACCGAGCCCAGGGCGGCACCAGCCCCGGTCATGTTGACGATCTCCGGCTGACCGGCTTCCACTGAAATCCCAGTGACATGGCCGGAAAAGCCGCTGAACGAGAACGAGGCGTTGTATGGAATGCCAGGCACATCTAGACCTGCACGCGAAACGACGCAGACCCACGAACCAAGTCGCCGACGCTGGCCGTGACCTGCGACGAGACGCAGGTCGCGGAGCCTGAGAACGCAATCTTTCCGCTGACCGAAAGCGACCCAGTGGCATTGACCTGCGGGATCGCAGACGCGGTGATGTATTCGACATCGACCGTCGGCAGCGAGTCGGCCGTCCGGTGCATGAGGTACACCGGCTCGACGTCGTTGACTCCCATGCCCATGTGAGCGCCGGACACGCGGCCACGTTCCTGGCCGTAGTTGACCGTGACGCTGGTGATGGAATAGGAGCCACCACCAAACGTGAACGTCGTGCCTTGTGAGCTGACGCCAGCCATGTCGCCTTACGCGACGCGGAAGGTCGCGCTCCCGCTGATGAGGGCGCCCACCGAACCGCCGATTGAGGCCGACGCGAGCGTCGCGTTGCCGCTGAACGACATCGGGCCGCTGATCGACAGGCTGCCCGACGTACCGGCCGCGAGCACGTTGGTCGAGATGTAGTCGATGGTGACTTCCCGCTCGGTGGCGAAGCCGCCGACGAACTCGCGGCGACCGCCGGGGGCGATGCCGAGATGCGAGCCGTCAACGAGGTCTTGGGTGTCACTGACTTGAACGCTCGTGACCGTGAGGCTGGAGCCACCGAAGGTGAAGGTGAGTCCCTGTGCTGAAACGCCTGCCATGTGTTCGCGCCTCCTTGCGCCGCAATCTAGTCTTGTGGGTTACGCGGTGGCTTCGTTCCACCGAATTTGAAACAGTTGCCGGACTTCGTAGGCCGGAGGCAGTTGCGCCCCAGCGACCGTCGGATCGAGGAAGTCGTCCGTTTCGGACACCAACCTCATATCTTGTATTGTAGCCCCTGCCATAGTGCCGGTGTGTCCATCCAGCGCAAGCCGCACCTCGTCGGCAAGCTCACGCACCGCGTCGTAGGAGAGCGCCCACGACGCAATCTGGAGGCCGACGATCGGGACGAAGAGCGGCCCACTCAGAGCCGTCTCGCGGGTGATGTTCGACCGCTTGTAGACGATGAACGGCAGACTCGCGCCGGTCTTAGGTACGGCGATCGGGTAGACCTGGAAGCCGACGATCCGCGCCACGCCGGGCGTGGAGACGAGCTTCTGGTAAACGTGCTTTTCGGGGGAGATGAGCATTAGAATTTGTTGATTTCTGCTTGGATCAGTTGGGCCAGGACGCCTTGCACTTGGGCCGCCGAACTGACGATGGTGCGTTCCATCGGGTGATACGCCGGCATCGGGTCGATGCTCTCGCCGGGGCCGAGCGTGATCGGGTGCGTCTCGCCGTCCTTGCCGGTGGCGAAGTCGTGGGAATAACCCTTCCCTCGCTTGGACTGCCGCGTCGGCTCGTTGAGGCTGCCCATGAGGAAGTAGTACCCGCGGCTGCGGCGGGCGAACTCTTCGTCATTCATGGCCGACGACGTTCGCCGCATCTTGCCGTTGATCATCTGATGGACATTGACGTAGGTGCGGCGGTTCTGCGTGCCGGGCTTGCGGCGGCCAGAGCCGAACTCGACGAGCCAGGCGTGGTTGCCGCTCTCGCGGCCTTCTTCTGAGCCGACGGGGCCGGTCTGCCGGGGGCCGGTGATCGCCACGGCGACCTGGCCGCCCTCGTATTCCTTCGTCCGCGTGATCGTCGCCTTTGCGAGATTGCCGGTGGCACCGCTACTGCCCGCGGCCAGCGGCTTCGAGACGAGGGACTTGTAGCCCATCGCAATCGGTCGCGACGCCTGCTTGACGCACTTCTGGAGCAGCCCCGGCGCGGCGAGCGCCCCGGCCACCCGCTCGAGTTCCTTCGCCAGCTCGCGGACGCCGGCGGTGTCGATCCGCACGAAGCCCTCGGTCTGGCTCTTGCCGGTGCCGAAGCCAACGTCACGGGGCGACGGATTGCTGGGATTGATCGCCATGCTACTGCACCTCGTGGACGAGGAGTTCCAGCCGCGTCCGGTTGTCCCGCTCGCTGACGCTTGCTATCTCGAGCGTCTTGCCACGCCAGAGAATCCGGTACTGCGGATTCACCGTGGCCCGGTAGCGGATCGAAATCTTGTGCGAGGCGATGACGTTGGCTTGCTGGGCCTGGAGGATGTCGCGGCTCGACAGCCCATCGACGCTCGCCCAGACCGTGTCTTCCGTGGC